AAGGAAAGGGAAGGAGGATTGTTAATGTTATAAAATGTACCTAATTAAAATAAAAACCTTTTAATTATGGAAAAGTTAATGGCAAAGCACGAGTACGCTCAGCAGGTTAGACAAATTAATTCAACATCCGGATATTTTCATAGATTCTATGAGTTATCTGGAGAATGCCGTACACATCAAGAGGCATGGCAGAAATTGGAGGAGGAAAGGGAGGACTTTGGATTGGATGAGAAATATAAAACCTACGAAAGTTTTCGTAAAGCTAAAAGCAATTACATGGTTATGCGATTTGTTTAATGTTACTTAAAGTACATGACTTCATACTATTCTGGTTTATATTTGCCGCATGGGATTAATTAACACCATGCGGACTTTTTTTTCTAATACTCGCGCCAGTATAGAAAATCCAAGTACACCTATTAACGGTGATACATTAGGCGCATTGTTTCAGCGTGGCTCTGCTGCTGGTGTTGCGGTAGATGAATATTCTATTATTGGTCTTCCTGCATTTTACCGAGCTACTCAAATACTTGGAGGTGTTATTGCCTCCTTGCCTTTTGATATTATAGAAAAAGGAGAAGATGGTAGTTTGAGAATAGCTAAAGAACATCCAAATTTTAAAATAGTTAGTCGTGAGCCTTCACAGTTTTACACAGCTCACACGTTTTATAAAACAATGGTTCTGCATTATTTGAGCCATGGTGTATTTTACGCTGCTATCAACAGGAATGCAAATAGCCAAAGGATTACAAGTCTTTTGATACTTGATCCGGTGCAAATGGAAAGTTACTATAATACCAGAGGCGAGTTACTATTTAAAAATAAAAAGAATAACAAAAAGTATAGTTCTGATAACATCATACATATACCTAACCTTTCATGGAATGGTATTGATGGTTTTATTATGCCGGACCTACACAGAGATAACTACGGCTTGGCTTTAGCAAATAGAAATTACGGTGCTAACTTTTATAAGAATGGCGCACACTTAAATGGAGTGCTAAAACATCCTGGCAAGTTAACGAATGAGGCATACGACAGATTAAAATCTTCTTTCAATCGTGCTTTTGGAGGCAGTCAAAACGCTGGAGGCACTGCTATCTTGGAAGAAGGTATGGACTTTCAGAAGGTAGGTCTTAATCCTAATGATGCAGCATTCAATGAAACAAAGAAGGCTACTATATCAGACATTGCTCGCATAACTGGTGTACCTGGTGTTTTGTTGGAGGATATGGATAAAGCTACATTTAGCAACATGGAGCAGTTGTCTCAAATGTTTGTTAATTACACCATTATGCCATTGTGTGAAATAATTGAGGCAGAATTTAATAGAAAGATATTTTTTGAGGTAGAAAAAGAAAGGTATAGTACACGTTTTAATCTTGATGGATTACTTCGTGGCGATGTGGCAGCTCGATCTTCTTATTATACTACAATGCGAAATGTGTTAGCGATGTCACCTAATGAAATTCGAATTAAGGAAAATATGAATCCTTACACCGGTGGAGATAGTTATGAATTGCCTTTAGCATCAAACATAAAAATAGAGCCTACGACAGATGCCGTACAGTAACTATCCACAGTCAGCAACTAATGCCGCAAAGAAAGCATTGCAGCATAAAGAAGATAATGGTAGCCAGTGTGGTACAACTGTAGGCTGGACAAGAGCAAGACAGTTAAGTGGAAGAGAGGCATTAAGTGACGATGAGGTTATAAGAACATATAGTTTTTTAAGTAGAGCCAAGGTATATGACCAAGGCAAATATTTTGATGAGAACGATAACGAAATATGCGGTTCAATCATGTATGACGCTTGGGGTGGTTCAACGATGTTGCCCTGGGCAGAAAGAACAGCTAATAAAATAATGGACGAAAGGTCAAAAGAAGAAACAATGGAGAAAAGAAGTATAAATTACGAGTTTAGGGCAATGCCTGAATCTCGCACAATAGTAGGCACTGCTACCGTGTTTAACTCTGCCTATGATATGGGTTGGTATGATGAGGAAATGAGCCAAGATGTATTTACGAACTCCGACATGACAGATGTAGTTGCACTATTTAATCATGATGCTAACATGGTTTTGGCAAGGACTAAATCTGGTACATTAAAATTAAACTTAACTGGTAATGCTTTAGAATATTCATTTGAGGCACCAAACACTACTTTAGGTAATGATCTTTTAGAGATGGTTAAACGTGGTGATGTTTATCAGTCCTCATTTGCTTTTAGTGTTGAGGCAGAAGACTGGCAAGAAAGGGAAGGCATGAAACCAAAGAGAGTGATTAGAGGCATAAAGAAAGTATATGATGTTTCTCCTGTAACTTATCCGGCTAATCCAGACACAATGGTTGCAAAGCGCAGCTATGAGCAGATAGCAGGAAAGGTAGATGAAGATTTACAAACCGTTATTGACATATCAGTAAAATCTGAAATTAATATACAGAACGAATTACGCAGGAATGCCCTGCACTTATTAAATTTAAAAACAAAATAATGACTGCAAAGGAATTAAGAGAAAAGCGGGCTTCCGATTACGCAATAATGGAAGACCTACAAAAAAGAGCCGCAGCCGAAGGAAGATTAATGTCTTCTGACGAATCCGCACAATGGGATAAAGCAGATGGTTCTTTTAAAAGTTATACAGACCAAATTTCACGTTTAGAAAGATGGAATGAAATCAACTCTGAGTCAAGAGGAGTTAGTGTTATTGAAGACACACTTGCCGCATTGCCAACAGATCAAAGAGAGATTGTTAAGTCTCCAGAGTATCACTCTGCATTCATGAAGGCTATTGCAAAGAGAGAGTTAAATAACACCGAGCGCGGATTACTCCGTGAAATGCGTGGTACTGCAACGATTACTACTGCGGAGACTGGATTGGCAGGTGGTTATGTTATTCCTTACCAGTTCTCTAACGAATTGGAAAGAACAATGGCTTACTACGGACCAATGCTACAGGTTAGCCGTGTTATTACTACGCCAAAAGCAGGTACATTGTACTGGCCAAAGGTAAACGATACCGGAACAAGTGCTAACTGGCATACAGAAGGTGGAACTGTGACTGTTCAAGACATGACCTTTACAAGAGAGACATTTGCAGCTCACGTTTGTAACACATTGGTAAAGGTATCTGTTGAATGGGCAAATGACGAGTTTGGTCTATTGAATAGTGAATTACCAATCATGTTAGGTGAGCGTTTAGGTAGAGCGTTAAACACTGCATTTACTACCGGTGATGGTTCTGGAAAACCAACAGGATTCAGAGATGTTGCACCTTCCGGTGTAGAATCTGCATCTACTGGCGCGTTTACTGCTGCTAACTTGGTTGACCTTGTTCATTCAGTTGACATTGCTTACCGTAACTCACCATCTGCTGCATTTATGATGCATGACCAGATTTTGAGCGCGGTTAGGAAGTTAAACTTTGATACTGCAAATAATCCATTATTCCAACCATCACTTAGAGAAGGTACACCAGACAGATTGCTTGGTTACAATTTCTTTGTGAACAATGATTTACCATCTGCACAAGCTGCTGATGCGAAAATTATTTACTTTGGAGATTGGAGCAAATATATAATCCGTGCTGTTGCCAACAATGTCCTTGTGCCATTGCGTGAGCGTTTCATGGATGAGATGGAAATAGGTTTCTTAATGTATGCTCGTTATGATGGCAAATTGCTTAATACGGCTGCAATTAAGCACCTTAAGAATCTGTAATCTTATATTGGGATCTAATCTGGAGGACTTGAAATATAGTCCTCCATTTTAAAATATAAACAAATGGCTTGGAAAGTAACTACTGCACCTGTTAATGAACCTTGGACTCTTGCCGAGGTTAAAAGCTATTTAAAGATTGATGATTCAAACGAAGATTCAATGTTAAATACTCTTATAAAAGGTGCAAGGATGGTGGCAGAGAGTTATTTAAACCAAGCATTAATTACACAAACAATAACGGAGAAGTTTGATAGGTTATCTAATCCAACTCTTTACCTTAGTGTATCTCCAGTTATTGCTGTTACTAATTTTCAGTACGCAGACAGCCAAAATACTACGCAAACCTTTGCAGCGACAGAGTATGTCGTTGACACCTTTAGTAAACCAGCACGGCTATCTCTTGCTTACGGAAAAACATGGCCTACACTTTACGGGAATATAAACGATGTTACGATTACTTACACGGCTGGATACGATACAGAATCAAGCGGTGTGCCTTTCCAAATAAGACAAGCTATCTTATTAATGATAGCCGATACCTACGAGAATAGGCAAGATTACGTTAGAAAATTACCTACGGCATCTCAATATTTACTTGACCAATATCGCGTTCAATATTTCTAATGAAGTATAACAAAAATGAAATTATTGGTCGAATGCGTGACAGGATAACTATCCAAAATGTCACACGTTCAAAATCAGATACAGGCTATGCTTCCGAGTCATGGGCAGATTTATCTACCGTTTGGGCAAATGCCGAAAGCAAGTTACCTCCATCCAATGAAACGGTGATAGATGGAAAGAATACTGCTAAAAATATAAGCGACTTTACTATTAGATATACGACAGGCATTGATGAAGAAAGTCGTATTATTTGGAATGAAAAGTTATATCAAGTTAGGAATATAAAAGTTAGTCACGATAGAAGATTTATAAGTTTTCAAGGTGAGTTCTACGACTCCTACATTCTTACCGGTGTTTCCATTGCTGCCATTCTTTCAGCTAATGCCAGTGTATCATCAAATATTAAAGTGATACACAATGTGCTTGCTGCAATGAATGCTATAGCAACGACAAACGCTGAATTAACAGTTAGCCAACAAGGTCAAGTCTTGGCTGCTGCTTCCCTCTCCGCATCTGGCAATGTTTCTGCCAATGCTACAAAAGTGATACCAATTAATAGCGATGTTACGGCAAATGGCACTTTAGCTGCTGCGGTGACAAAAGCTATAAATATAAATAGTTCATTAAATGCAAATGCTACTTTAGTTAGCAATGCTTTAGTAAGTAAAACAATATCAAGCTCATTAAATGCAAGTGCTACGACATCGGCTATTGTTGACGTTGTAACACAAGGCTCTGTTAGTGTGGATGCTACATTAACAGGATTAGGCACTGTTGTAGCTGAAATTAAACGCACAGTTACATTAGAAAGTAGTTCTACGACAAGTGCAACGACAGAATTAAACGCTACACTTACCAAAGTGATTGAGGCAAGTGCAACGGCTACAGCTAACACACAAAGTACAGCACAGTTAACCATACCAGTTAACGCAGCTGCAAATGCAACGGCTAACACTACGGCAGATGCTACTTTATCCTATACAGTCAATGCGGAGTTAAATGCTACGGCACAAACAACAGTTGACGCACAGATAACAAGGATTATATCTGCAGAAATGACTGCAACGGCACAGACAAGTGTTGAGGCAGGTATCGGTGTTACATTTGTATCATCATTAATGGCTTCTGGTTCTGTAACAGATGCAAGTTTATTTAGAACGGCAACCTTGGCGGC